AACTTTACGTTCTACATAATAGTCTTTCACAATACGGGGCAGAATACCTACCTCATCTGTGCGAAAGACTACACCATTCGCAGCCGTCGTTTGATTCTCTTCATTTTGAATAGAAACTTTATTCAGACAAGACTGCACTGAAACATTAGACTTAAACGTATCTACAATAGTCTCCGGTGACATGTTCCACTGTACCAAGATATTAGGATACAGCGAAGCAAGGTCAAAAGAAACTACCCAATCATACATAGCAGGTATCGGGTGCTTGACATAGGCACCGGGATATTTGTTTTTGTTCTTATCTTTCTTCAATGGTGGAACAATCTTACGAGACATAAGATCACGGTAGATAATAGTTTCCCAAATACCTGTTGTGCCAAAGGTATCTACAAAGTTACACCCTGCCTTGTAAGCCATGGTCATGGCAAGTGTAATCAGACCCAACTTGTCTTCTAGTCGGTCTACCAGTTCTACATCTTTGATGTTATAGTCTACAAACTTCTGAAAGTCATGCTTGTAGAGTGAGTGCAGAGAACCATATTCATCATAGGAAAGTTTCTTTTCACCCAAGACAACATGTGCAATATGGTCAAGTTTATAGGACTCTTGTGTGCCATAGGTGTAACCAAACTTTTGAAATAAGTCCAGATAGTCCATCTGTTGAATGCCTGTGACCTCATAGGCCAGCTGTTCACCGTGCATTCTCTTCACCTTGCGTTCACGCACATGCTTCCAAGGTGACAGCATCTTTGCTTTATCTTCACCAAGAACTTTAGTGATACGATTGACAAGGTAAGGAATATCAAAGAATGTAGTATTCCAGCCTGTGACTACATCAGGACAGTTAGAAGGATTATGCCAGTGAGCAATGAAAGACAGAAGTAGTTCATACTCATCTTGACACCGATAGTATTTGACATTCTCTGACTGAGGTTCATAATCATACATACCCCATACATGATAGAGATTATCAATATTGTTTTTAATAGTAATGGTAATAACGGGATGGTTAGCAGCATCTGGTTCAGGGAATCCGTCATCAGACGCCACTTCAATATCAATTGTGGTCGTGTTGATAACTTCACGGTCAAATCTAATCTGGTCAGGATATACGTCATAAACCCACTGAGCAATATGATTTGTATTGCCCACCACCTCAAAATTATCCATGCCTTTATATCGTTTAAGAAATTCTCTTGCTTCTTTACCGTCACTGAAGCTGACTGGCGCAACTGGTTGTCCACTTAAAGCTTTCCATTCTGTTTTTTCTTTTGTTGGAACATAATATGTTGGCTTGAACTTAATGCGTTCTTGAGTCTTTACACCGTCTTTGTAACCCCTCACAAGAATGGAGTTGCCAAGACGATTAACGGAAGTGTAAAATTGCATTCATAACCCTCTTTAAGTGTGAAGGAACATTATATATTATATTTTGATTGGTGTCAATAAAAAAAAGGGGAGTCGAAACTCCCCCTCTTATCACTGGTAAGACTTAGAGTCCAGCCAATGTCTACCGTTGATCTGGTGTGGTGCTTGACCATACATGATCTTCTGTTGACGTGCTTCAAAGTCTGCAAGGTCAACCGAGTCAGAAAGATACCTTTCTTCATCAGACATTGCAGCTCTTTTAGCTTGTTTACCGATCCAAGATTTAACGGATTTTAGAAATGACTGCATCGTATCCATCCTTTCTTAACATATCAACTAATTCACCAGTATTCATACCAGTGTTATATTCACGTTGGATATATCCTGCTACACCGTAGTAAGCAGAATTCATTCTGGATTCAATGAGTCTTTTACCCATGTTCCGTAAGAAGTTCAGCATTTTTAGTTACCTCGCTGTGATTGTTGATTGCAATTTTGCGAGGCTTCTTCTCTTCGGGCAGTACGACTTCTAAATGAATTGCTAGAATGCCGTTCTCCAGAGAAGCTCCTGTAACTTGTGTATATTCAGATAGTCTAAAAGAACGATGGAACTTGCGGGTGGAAATTCCTTTGTGAATGAATTCCAGACCTCTAGGGGTGTGGTCACCATTTACTTCAAGGATACCATCTTTAAGTTCTACTGATAACTCTTCTTCCTTAAATCCAGCCGTTGCGATTTCGATACGATACTTCATATCTTCATCTTTGATGATGTTGTGCGGAGGATAGTGATCTGAAGCATGCTTGGTCATTTCTTCAAGTTCTTTGAAGATGTGATCGAAGCCTACAAAGGCAGAACGAGGAAAACGAGCGTATTTCTGATTATTTGTCATCTGAAATCTCCTATTAAATTAGCGAGAAAGTAGACCGATTATTCGCATCTACAGAAATATTTATATCATAGGCAATACCATTTGTCAAGCATAAAATGCAAAAGTATTTTTTATCTTTCGAACCATCCAGTAATAATGTATTTTTGTCCCTTTAGTTTTGGACTTGCTCTATGCCTATGTGTGTATCCAGCTGGAAACAAAAGCAATTTTCCTGTTTCTGGTTTTTCAGAATGATTTAAAAATTCAAATTCTGTATGACCACCTTCAAAATCATCATTTAAATATACCATCCAGACAATTTCTCTGAGTGGAGCGGATTGATCCCACTCGGAATGCCAATTGTGAAACCCACCACCATCTTCAGAAACTTGTATTTTTATAGCATCATTCTTGTAATGAGTAGCATCTCTTAAATGATAGTTTATATTATATTCATTTAAAGATTCTGATAATTTATCATTTATTTCTTTAAACAATAAACTATCTTTAATTATAAAAACAGCACTGTCAGAACGACTACTATTATGTTGAATTTGTATTTCATCATATTGTAGGTTTTTATCATACATTGCATCAATAATACTATCACATTGATCATCTGATAAAAAATTTTTCTGAATTCCTATAAAATTATAAAATTCCATTATTTGCCGATATTGTACTTTGGGCACAATTCCCACTCATTCTTTTCTTTGAATGGAAGAACCTTAATTTGTCTTAGTGGTGCAACGTCTTTTGCTTTTTCATTATTAACAATAGTGAGCAACCCCCAATCAGAAAGCAGAGTAGCAATCGTATTACGTCTTTGAATATCTGTGTCTTCAAGTGTAGACTTATTACCATCAAGTAAGAATAGTTCTTTGAAATGTGTAATAAAATATCTACCCTGCTTATGCAGAATATGACAAGACTGATATAACTTCTTATCTTTACGAGAAGCAATACCAATACGAGTTAATGTTTCTTTTACTTTAAGGAAATCGTCTGGTTCATTTAGTGTGACTTCTAACATGTCACTTGGTTGCCAGTCAACTAGATTTACTTCTCTTTTTTCCACCGTGATCTACCTTCTTTTTAATTATATCTATTTGTTCAGTAGAAAGTAGTGAAAGAGCAGAACGAGCCTTACTATTGCTATATCCATAATATTCTTTCACCGCTTCAAGACTTCCATCCTCAATAGTTTTATTCCATTTGGAGAACCGTTTTGGATTTTTTCTAATAGTATTTAGCAAAAAGTCATTTTGGAGTTTTGAATCAAGGTGGTGATTGATATTCATTTCATTAGCAAGTAGTACAGTCTCAGGAAAATAAGAATATGAGTGATTGACCATGAAAGGATTGTATGCCTTTTCATCTAGGTCATCACGCATGATATCTTTCTTATTGTTGATTGCTTTTACAAATTCAAATGGGTTCATAATACATCTTTTCAAATTCATAGTTAGGATCACAAAGTAAGTGGATAGATAATTGTGCAATTCCCTCAACACCACTTACTCTAAAAGATTTTTTAGGTTTATTGTTTTGAACCGTCATGTAGTGATGATTATTATACCAAATATCAACAGCATAATCAAGATTAAAAATCTTAACAATATTATTATATTCTAATTTGTAATAACTTTCATCAGCTAAGACTCTGGCAGGTTTTATGATATAAGTGTTATTTCTTCTTACATATGTAATATCTAAACTTTCTTCATATGGTTCTACACCTTTAAAATCATTTAATATTCTTTGGTAATTATACTTCCCGGATGTATCAATAATTAATGCTGGCAAGTCAAAGTCATCACAAACTCTATTTAAAAAATATCGATGTGTACCGGGATGTAACCAATAACTATCATATACAGAAATACAAATAGGATTTTCCATTTGTTTTCTCTGTTCAAATAGTGATGCGCATATAGCAAGTTGCATTGGTCTAGCATATGAGTTATTACTCATCCAGTATTCATCAGGAACATCCCATTTCCAAGTATGGTCTAGTTTGTCAACTTTATAGACTTCCCATGCCAAGTTATCTTCATAAAGAAAAGACTTTTTAAGGCTTTGAATAGACTGTAATTCATCAGGAGACATATTTTTTGATAAAAAGTCATCTCTTTTTTCAGACCAATAATTATCTATCCAAGGGTCTTTGGGATTAGAAGACATGTTTAGGGAGACTTTCTTCTAAAATGTTTTGAGTAAACTCTTCTGTGTTTACATCTCTGTTCACATTAAAATGACCATAGTAAAGTTGGGGAACAGTTTTATGTCTT